TATGGAATACTCACTATATAATGTAAAACAGCAAGGAGCTGTTAAGATTATGGTTCCTGATAATGCAATGCCAGAACAAACATTTAATTTTGATATATTTGGCATGGGTTGGGAAGACTTTGAAATCCATATTACAAAAGGTCAGATGGAAGCTGCATTTGGCGCAGGTATTGCACCAAGAGCAAGAGATTACTTATATTTCCCTCTAATGAATAGAATGTATGAAGTTGCTTCGGTTTCTTTTGCTGATGAATTCAATATGGAAATGACTTATTGGAGAGTCATGTTAAGAAAGTACGAAGAGAGAACTTCTACACTAGTTGGAGACGATACCACAGGACAGGCAATTCAAACAGAAATGGACGACTTAACAGTTGGCCTAGAAGAAGTATTCGGAGAAGAGTTACAGGCAGAATATGCACAGACTAGTAAACCAGAACAATATCAAACTGTATTTAGTCCAGTAGCAGATGGAATTAGAGATAGAATTCATAATAGTCTAACTATTTCAGATATGGAACTTAGAAATAAGTGGACTATTGTTTCTAAAAATCATTATGACCTATCTTCAATTAAAGATCAAGGTATTGAAGCTTTAGTTTACAAAAAAGTTTCTACTCTAAGTGCTAATGAGAATTTAGCATTTACAACATGGTTCCAGCCTAATATGACTGCTAATGCTGGAGAACAAGTTTTATTTGATGGACAATTAGGTAACAAAGGTCTTAAGTTAGCACTTAATACAACCAATGTAAAGGCTTATATAAATGACCAAACATATCAATTTGATTTTGGAATTAATCCTGTAATGGGACAATGGTATGGATTAGTATTTAACTTAAATAATCAGTATAGTCAATTAGGAGCATACGCATATAAATTAAATAGCGCTAGCAATAAAAATCCTAATATGCCAATTACACAAACTTTAATTGAGGTAATGAATAAGAAACATTCAATTACTCCAGTTGGTTGGGTAACAGATAAACAATACGCTTTAATGCCAGGTCAATTAAAACAAACAAATATTAGATTGTTTAAAAAGACTATTGGTCAAAGTCAACAAAGAAACGTATTACAGCAATACGTTGTTAGAGATAATCAATTAGCTACTATTATCGATAACGCAATTCCATCTATTCAATTGAGAAGATACAATCAGAGTAGGTAACAAACATTTACTAAATTTGTTACAAGTATTTGCTAGATATATAGAATATAATATCATATTATGAGTGAAAAGAAAAAGACAATATCCGAACAAGCAGATCAAATAAGACAAGAGTTAGATGACCTGATTGGAGATGGGGTTATGGATGTGGAAAGCGATCCAGGTGATTTACCTATTCAGGCTAGACCTACAGATCTAGCACCGATAGTAAATTATACAGAATTAAAAGCGGGTGCAACTAAGAAAGCACAGAAGACTATTACAAGTCTAATGAAATTTTATCTGGATGCAGATATTATTGAAAAAGACGAATATATTCAGGCTAAAAAGAAAATGGATGAGATGACAATGTCTTCTCTAATTTATCAATTACAAGCCGGCGAAAAGGCACTAACCACTCTATTAGAAACAATTGACTCTGGTGAATTAGCACCAAGAATGTTTGAAGTTCTTGCAACTCTACAGAAGTCAATGTTAGATATTATTAAATCGCAGACCATGTACTTAATGGCTGCAGAAGAAGGCACGAAAAGAATTGCTAGAGATATTGAGATATATCAGCAAAGAGCAAATCAATCAGAGATTGAAGGTGCTGGTGGAGACACTGGTAATAAAAATATCCAAAGAGGTACAAAAGACTTAATGGCTGCAATTCAAGCAGGTATTCATGGCGCTTCTCAAGAAGAGGATATTGAAGACGTAGAACCAACAGAAGAATAAATGTCAGACGGAATAGGAGATAATAAATGGATTCCCAAAGAGGAAGGGCCACAGGCAGCCTCGGAGAGAATTGTCTGGTCTACCAGGCAAATCAACGACTTGTTGGTTGCTATGGACCAGGGTTATCGTCCTAAGATTAAGTTACCATTCTACGAGGGTAGACAATTTCTAAAGAAGGGTAATATTGTATTTGAATATACTGATGAGGAAATTCAAGAGTTAGCTAGATGCGCCAACGATATTGTCTATTTTGCAGAGAAGTATGCGGTGGTAATGACAGATGAGGGTATTCAACAGGTGAAGCTGAGAGATTATCAGGTAGATATGTTGAGGAATTTCCAAAAAGATAGATTTAATATTGTATTAGCATCTCGCCAGATGGGTAAAACAGTAACCGCATCTATTTTTAATGCATGGTACTTGACATTTAATATGGATAAGAATACTCTGCTACTTGCCAACAAATCCGACTCAACAAAAGAAATTATTGATAAAGCCAAAACAGTAATCGAGAACTTACCGTTCTTTATGAAACCAGGTATTATCAAATATGATGTGATGAATGTAAGATGTGATAATGGTTGTCGACTAATAGGACAATCAACCACAGCAAAATCAGGTATTGGTTTTACAATCCATAACTTATACCTAGATGAGTTTGCCCACGTCCATCCATCGATTGCTGATTCTTTCTATGAGAATGTATATCCTACATTATCCTCATCGAAAGTCTCAAGAATAACAATTACATCTACGCCAAATGGATTTAATAAGTTCTATCAAATCTATGCTGCCGCAGATCGAGGTGACAATGAATATCTAGCGACAAGAATTGACTGGTGGCAACATCCAGATAGAGATGAAGAATGGTATGAAAGAGAATTAGCGAACCTAGGTTCAATTGAAGCATTTAATAAACAATACGGAAATGAGTTCGTCAGCTCATCTAACTTATTATTAGACCCAGTCGATATGAAGAAGATGAGAAAGAGAATGAAGCCTTATGTCTATCATGACTTCGATCAATTCGACTATATTTCAATTGATACGAAAGGTTTCTTAGAATGGGATCCAGAATTTGATATTGATATATGTAAAGATGCAGAAAACTTTTGGGTATTCTCTGTAGATATTGCCGAAGGTAACGGTGGTGACTCATCGGTAATTAATATCTTTAAGGTAGATGCTATGAGCAAAGATGAAATTCAAAACGTACTAAATGCTGGTGCGATGTATGATTTTTTTAAATTTACACAAGTAGCTAGATTTAGATCAAATGAACATGTAATTGAAGATTTTGCAAAGGTACTTTATACTCTATCAGTCGATATATTCTATTCTGAGAATGTAAAGATGATTGTAGAATATAATACTTATGGTACAGTGTTATTCCAATATCTAAGAAGTATCTTTCCACAGAGAAATGATTTTGATGATGAGATGATAGTTAAATTTAAACATCGCCATGATGCAAGGACTATTAAACCAGGAATCAAACTAAAATCTGACAATAAAGCTATCTTTTGTCAGAATTTTGCCAAGTTGTATAAGATAAATAGATTAGATTTAACTGATGAAGTAACAGTAACAGAGGCGTCTCTATTTGGAACACTACCTAATGGAAGTTATGGTGCTCAAATGGGACATGATGATGTGATTATGACATGTATCACTGCTACCGAATTTTTTAACACAACAGACTATGCAGATTTTGTAGAAGAGCTTCTGGATTTTATAGATCCAGACCTTCATGATGAGATGGAAAAGATACTATTTAAAGATAATGACCAGGCTGGAGATTTACAATATGATATTTATGACCTATTGAAATAAATTTACGAAAGCATAGGGATATATAATAAAAGAATTAAAAAATAAAAACGAACAACTATGGCATTAAGTCCCAATTTATTACAGTTCAAAAGCTCAGGCGTATATCGTCTAGAGTTTGACAAGTCACAAACCGTAAACATCCCTGCGGAGACTATTAGACTAGTAGTAGGAAGATCTAAAAAAGGTCCTTACAATACTCCAGTATTAATAGAAGATGTAGAGCAATTTATTCAAGTATTCGGTGGAATTGACAAGTCGTTAGAAAAGAAAAATATGTTTTTCCACAGATCAGCATTAGAATGCTTATCTAGAGGTCCTATCCTAGCGTTAAACTTAACTACTTCAGATGATGACGATAAAGTAGCAATCTTCTCACCAGTTACAAATGCTGGTCTTGAAGGTCTTGCATCAGTACCAAATCTTCTTGATTTAGGTGGAACTCAGTTAAAAGCTAAATACAGCGATGTATTTGATACAGACAAGTTCTGGGTACCAAGTGATGAAAAATTACTTACTACCGCTGCACAAGATCCAAACCACGCTATTTCATTTGTAAATATCAAACAAGATCCTATCTCAGTTATTATTAGACAAGCTGGAGATGTAAGAGGTTTTGAAGTTACAGCAAGAGAGTGGTATGGTGAAGCAAATATTCCAGAAGGAATTGCTGCAGATGAGTATGTATCAGATTACATGGTAGATGTATTTATATTCAAAGGTAAATTTGATTCTCAATTATTAAACAACGATCCAACTTATGGGGATTTCTTTACTGGTAAAGGTTTAATTAAAGATCAATTAGCTAAATTCGTTGGATTAAGAGAAGTGACATTATTAGCACAATACTCTGGTTCATTAATTCCAGAATTTATGGATAACGAAGGAAGACAATTATACATTGAAACTTTAATCAACCTAGAAGCTAGAAGAACAGGTTTATTCTGTGCAATTGCAGAAGATAAATTAGCTGATATTGATTTAATCGGAAACGGATTCAACGTATACCAAGATTACGAAGTACTTTCACATAGAGTAGAACAAGTTGTAACACCATTAGCTGCAGATTTTACTGCATTTGGCGGTAAAGTACAAGTTGATGGTCAAACAATGACTATTCACGCTACAGATTTAGCAGTAGGTTCTACATTTGATGAAAATACATTAGCTAACTTACCAAACCCAATTGTTGCTGGTAAATTCTTAAAAGCACAACAAGCTGACGAATTTGTAAGAATTACAAACATAGCAGTACACCCATCTCTTGCAGATGCAGTATTAATTACAGCAGACGGGGATATTTCTGAACAAATCGGAGTTTACGAAGAATATTCTGATTCTCTTATCGGTGCAGAATGGACTAATGATGTTAACTATAGAATTGATAGTAACGGGAACTTAGTATTTGAAACAGCTCCAACGGTTACAGAAGGTGATGCATTTTTATCTGCAAGTGCAAATGGTGCAATATCTTTCTTAGAATCAGAAAATACCGGTATTTATATCGGAATCGGTCAGATTAACAGTACTTACAACGATTCAGAAGCTGGTGGATTTGGCGCAGATTCTTACTTAGTACCACCAAATGGTGGAAACTTAGGATTCTCTGCATCGTTAGTAACTAACGGAGGGGTACTTCCTGCAGGTACAAAGTTCTTAGCTAAAAAATCAGCGGTGAGTGATTCATTCGCAGTAAACAATATTGAATTAAACGCTAGAGCAGTTGCATTTGAAAGCGGATGGACGTTCGAAGATCAAGGTGCTGGACAATTCAAATTCTATAAAGATAACGTAGTAACAGATACATTTACAAAAAATGCTGACGGAGACGTAGTTATCAAAGTAGGTATGTATGTACCAGGTGATTCTGGTTTATCTAGAATTAAGAAGATTGTTAAATCAACTTCTGGTATAACTACTATTTATACATTTGAGTCACATAAGCCTGTATCTAACAATCCATTATATGCATTAAGAAGATTTGAAGATGCTGCAGGTGTTTACAAAATGTTCCCACTTGATGGAGCTTCACAATCAGACAAGAAAATTGGAGGTGATGAAGGTCTTTTATCAGCAATCAAGCCAGGTACTGGTTTAGGTAATGCATTAGTAGATAAAGACAATATCACATTCAGATATGTTGTTGATACATTCGGTTCATTAGAAAATAGTGGTATCTTAAATAAGGAAGAATTATCATTCTTATGTAAAGAAAGACAAAATGCTTCTGCAATTCTTAACGCACCAATGGTGAAAGAATTAAAAGCATCAACTAACCCATCATTCTTAAATGAATTTACTGGAGCTTTAGATATTAATAACGTAGCAACAGGTGGTAACTTAAACTTAAACCCAAGTGCTTTATATACTTTACCTTCAATTAACGAAGGAGCAACGTATGCATTCTACTACGGTCCAGGTTTAAATGTTATTGAAAACGGCAGAACTAAGGTGGTACCACCAGCTGCTTATGTTTCTAATAACTACATCGATAAATTCTCTGATGCTCTGCCATGGTCAATCATCGCAGGACCAAGAAGAGGTGTTGTTGGTGGAACTGGAGTACAGTCATTAGAATTTGCGTTCGATAAGAACGATAGAGATGTACTTGAGCCATTTGGTTACAACCCAATCGTATTCGAAAGAGGCGTAGGTTTAACAATCAAAGGAAACAAGACTGCACAACAAGGAATTCAGTCAGCTCTTTCTTCAGCTCACGTAAGAGAGGTATTAATTTACATTGAAGATGGACTAGCAGAAATCCTTAAGAACTACCTATTTGAGTTCAATACTGCTCAAACTAGATTAGAAATTAAAACTTTAGCAGATGGCTTCATGGAGTCAGTTAAGAAAGACGGTGGTGTATACGATTACAGAAACATCATGGACACGACTAACAACACTAACGAGGTTATCGATAACAATATGGGTATCTTAGATACGTTCGTTGAACCAGTTAAAGGATTAGAGATTCTAGTATCGAGAGTAACTGTACTTAATACAGGTGAAATTGCATCAGGAAACTTTGCGTAAAAAACGAGAATATATAAACTAAATAAAGAAAATAAACGATATGGCTTTACCACATTATTCAGAAGACCAAACTAGTAGAAAAGGTAAGAACTTTGAACCAGTACAGGCTAACCTATTCGAGGTAACTATTTTACCACCGGATGGCGTGTCAGGACAGTCCCTATTCTTACAACACATTAATTCAATTGGTGGTTTGGAAACACTTCATAGAGAGGTAGCAGCTATCGAGCAAAAGTATAAGTTCTCAACAAGATCTTACGCTGGAATGCCTGATGGAACTGCTGTTGACGTAACTGTTAACTTCTCATTAAACTTAAACGACTCAAACGAGGCTTATATTTACAAGTCTATGAGAGAATGGTACAGAAAACAATACAACCCTGAGACTGGAGAATTAGGTCTTAAGAAGAACTATGTTGGTACAATTGTTATCGTACAGTTTAACAGAGAAGGAGATATTTATAGAAAAGTAACTCTTGACGATTGTTTCATTACTTCCGGCCTTGGATTTACAGGTGAATTAAACTATGAAACTGCAGATGCAGCTACATTAGAAGTTACCTGGAGAGCAGATGTTTGGAATGAAGAACTAAATTAATAATTTAATTTAATTAACAAAAAAGAAGGTGTTTATGCGCCTTCTTTTTTTAACCAAAGAAAATATAATATATTATTCTAATAATAACAGATTATGAGTGACAAACTAACAAAAAAACTTCAGGTACTTTTAACTGAAGCGGAAGTCCGCGAAGTCAACCGCGTCATTTTAAATGAGGCCCTTGAACAAGAGGAACGTCCAATATCTGTTAGCGCTTTTATTAGAAATTTGATACAAGATGAATTATCTAAAAGAAGCGTAGAACAGAAATCAATACTAAAACAAAATCTCAAAAACCTAAAAGACAAATAATATGAGTGACGAATTAAACAAAATGGATAAAGAGCGCGAAGAGGCAGCAGCCAGAGCTCTTGACGCAAAAGACGGTGTTAATGCTAACAACACATCTGATGGTACAGAAAAAGCTGATGCTATGACAGCAGCAGTAGATAAATCTGGCCTAGGTAGAGTTAATATGGACAAATTTGGTCCAGAAATAGCTAGACCAACGGATGAAGTATTAGGATGGCATGTTTTAGATTTAATGGACTTACCATCTCAAGGTAAATTTTACCCAGAGAATTGTGTAATCAAAATTAGATCTGCTAAAGCTGCTGAAATTAGACATTTCTCTACTATGGATGAAAATAACTACATCGATATGGAAGATAAATTAAACTCTATCGTAGAATCTTGCGCACAAGTGTTGTCGGGTAAGTCTACAATGTCTTACAAAGATATACTTGAAGAAGATAGAATTATTCTATTGCTTTCTATTAGAGATCTTACATTCCCAGAACCAGAGAATAAGTTAATACTTAAAGGTAAAACTGAGAAGACTAAGAAGTCTGTAGATATTGAATTATCAGTAAGAAATTTAGTAGCTTCAGTTATTGACGAAGAAATCGAAAGATACTACTCTGCAAAAGAGAGAACTTACGTAATTAAAACTAGATCTGCTGGAACTATAAGAATGAAACCACCAACAATTGGTGTTATGCAAGAAGTAACTGCATATCTTAAAGATAGACAGGAAAAAGATCAAGATTTTGATAGAGCTTTCCTTCAAGTGTTGCCTTATATGCAAGCTGACTGGAGAGGTCTTAACCTAAATAAGATTTTCCAAATGGAAATGGAATATAAAGGTTGGGATGAGAAAAAGTTTATGCTAGTTTATAGATTAGCTGAAAGAATGAAAATCGGTGTACAAACCGAATTAGAAACTACCTTCGATGGAGAGACGGCAAAAGCCCCTCTTGACTTCCCAGGTGGCATCAAAAGTCTTTTCATTATTTCAGATCTCGCTGGAGAATTACTTTAAGACTAAGTTCTACCTGGGCATACATCTTAGGATGCAACCGTCAGAGATCGAAAACATGTACTACTATGAGTATTACTATTACGTAAAGAATCTGTCGGAGTACATCAAAGCTAAGAATAAACAACAAACGGAGCAACAAGAACAACAGGACAAATCAATGGGATCGTACAGATCTCAAATGAGTAGCCCTAAGATGCCAAAAGCTCCATCTCTAAAAACTCCATCTATTAAGATGCCGAGATTGTAGAGATATATAATATAGTTGCAAGAGCACCACGTAAGTGGTGTTCTTGTATACTACAAAAAATTCTACTGAGGTAATAATTTAATGGCTAAAACATTCATGCAAAGTTTGGGTAGTGCCTTCGATAAATTAGGTGGTCAAGGTGCTCAGCTAAAACTAATTGAGGAACACACTAGAGAGACTAAAGAATCTGTCGCTATTGGAGGCGATCTATATTCTCGTATAGATGAGTTAACCACTGCAATTACCGATATTCAATCAGGTAAATCTCGTGGAGGTTTTACAGATATACAACAAGCTTTAGCACTTGCTATTGTGGCTCCTACTCTTAAACCCATTGGTATGGGATTAGGATATGTAGTAGATGCTATTAATAACCTTGAAGGTTCGGGTAAAGAAATTAACGAGAAAACAGAAGCCTTACTAGGAGGTCTAACTAAGTTAGGCGAAGTAGGTTCTTCTATTCTTTCATTTGCTGGATATATGCTTCTAGCAACTCCAATATTATTACTATTAGCTGGATTCAGTCCAATTATAGGACTTGGATTATTCTTATTGGTCGGTGCTATAATGTTAGCCACAAGGCCGCTCGGAGATAAAAAGAAACTTAAGGCTATAGAAAGGCTACAAGGTGTGGGTCTGGCTATTTTAGCACTAGGTGCCTCGTTAGCACTATTCTACTTAATATGGCCATACGCCTTAAAAGGTTTACTTGCAGCATCTATAATGCTTCTAGGAATTTCTATGGTCATAAAAATGATTCCAGACGAAGCACTAAAGAACTTAAAAAAGATGAGTGATACTCTATTACAGTTTGCACTAGGTCTTGGATTAATGGGATTAGCATTTGCACTTATAGGAGTAATGATAGTTCCAATCATGAAAGGAGCTTTAGTGGCATTCGGTATGATTGCTGTAGTTGCTTTAGCATTCGCACTAATGGATAAATTAGGAATAACGGATAGTATAGAAGATGGTGCTAAAGGTTTACTCTTTGCTGCTGGAGCTATTTTAGGTTTAGCAATTGCATTGGCTTTATTCGATATAATCTCCCCACCATTAGAGACATTATTTTCAATTGCTCTAGTAGTAGGTGCGGTAGGACTTACCTTTGGAATAATAGGTAGAATGTTTGCAAAAGATATTCAAAAAGGTGCAATAGCCTTAGGATTTGCTGGACTCGCAATTATAGTTCTAGCATTATCACTTAAAGTATTAGCAATGGTGACTGGTAGTATTAGTGGTGAAGAAGCAGTTAAATCACTCGCAGGTCTAATCCTAATCGGTCTAATTGGTGCAGCATTCTATTTAGCAGGTACTCAAGCAGTTCCTATCGCTTTAGGTGCTGGAGCTATGATTTTAGTTGGTGTCGCAGTTATAGTACTGGCAGCTGGTATTGCAATCTTAGGTGCAGCTATTGGTGATAAAGGTATGAAATTTGTTGGCACTGCGCTGGCAATTATTGGTGGTCTAGGTGTAGCCTTTGGTGTGGCTGGTTTAGCAGCTCCATTTATTGCATTAGGTGCTGGTGCATTAATTCTTGCAGGTGGTGCATTAATTACAATTGGTCTAGGACTACAGGCAATTGATAAAGTTAAGTTTAATGGAAGCGGCGCATTAGGTGATTCTGGACAGAAAACAAAAGAGTTTAAATTATTTGGAGTAACATTTGGCGGTAGGCCAAAAACAAATCTTGAAGTAGCGCTAGAGGCTGTAGGTGATGCTTTCATGTTAAATCCTTTTAAAATAGCAGCAATGTATTTAGGTGCACCGGCATTAATGATGGCAGGTTCGGCACTAATTACTATTTCAACAGGTCTTAGATCTTTCCAAAGAATTGTGGATAGTGGAGTAGACCTTAAAGGGCTTGGAACAAATGTACAAGACATTGTAGCGGGACTATCTGAAACTTTTGCTAAAGTTGGTAAAGACATGGGAGGATCTTTATGGTTCTTTAGCGATGTATATAAAGGTATTAAGTCTACCCAAGGTATGGGTACATCACTGACCGGTATTGCTAAGGGTGTTCAGGCGATGGCAATGCTTAGATTCCCAACAGGATTTGATAAAGATGGTAATGCAACTGGATATGAGACTATAGATTTAACAAGCGCAGTACCAAACTTAATCGAAAATACTCAATTATTAGTATCAGGTTTAAGTAAAGTATTTGAAGAAGTAGGAAGTAACAAGGCTGCTCAGGGTAGCTCATGGTTTAGTTCATCAACTTATGAGAAAGGTATTAAAGTTGTTCAGAAAATGGGCACACCATTATACAACTTAGCAAATGGAGTACAGAATATGGCGAACTTAAAGTTCCCTACTGGTTATGATAAAGAAGGTAATGCAACCGGCTATAAAAGTATTGGAGGCGGCGGTCTTAAGGCCTTAATAAATACAATAGGTGAGAATACTAAAGCCCTAGTGATAGGATTAGCTGGAGTATTTGAAGAGGTTGGTAAATCAGACTCTGCAAAGACTTCATGGTTTAGTAAGAATGATTTTGAAAGAGGTGCATCATTAATTATGGAGCTTGCTGAACCATATAAAAGTTTAGCAGGTACTGTAGATAATGTAGTTAAAATTACAGGTAAAATTAAAGACGCTAATGATGTTAAAAGTAAAGTTACATCAATAATAGAATCTGTTACTGATGCAGGTGGAGATGCTGCTGATTTAATTTATGCTAAAAGTCACTTGATCGGTGTAATAGGTAGGACTTATGAAAAATTAGGCTCAGCTATTCCAAGAATTGTAGATTCAATTGCTAAGTTTACTGTAGATAAAGCAAAAGCATTTGCATCTATCTTTGGTGGAGAATCTCCAGCGGAATTATTTGAATCTAAAACTAAATTCTTACAAGGATTAACTCTATCATATTTAAGAATGGCAATAGCTATTCCAATGATTGTAGGTTCTATCAATACAGCATCAGCAGAACAATTAGATTCATTTACTGCAATCTATGGTGGTAAAATGCCAATTGAAGCAGAGGATATTAAAAGTAGAGAGAACTTATTTACAGCAGTAGGTAATGCATACGAAAAAATGGGTAGTGGTACTCAGCAAATTATATCTTCGGTTAATGGGGCTAACTTAGAGAATCTAATTTGTTTTAAAGGTATGTTTATGGGTAAAGTAAGTCTACTAAGACCGATTGCAGGTTATGAGGCACAAACAGATCTTTGGAATGCTATTGGAACTAATATGACTGCAACTGCAACTGCATTCCCACAAATTGCTGGAGCAGTTAACTCAATGGAATTAGAAAAACTTACTGAGGCTCGTTCAATGTTTGAGGCATTAGCAGTATTAGCTGAAGGAGGAGAAAGTCCAGAAGATATTTTAGAAGCAATGGGTGAATCTTTAGAAACTGCCCTTCAAAACTTAACAGATATGTTAGAATCATTTAGAACAACGGTTTCAGAAGGTAACGAAGCTCAGCAAGGTCTATTAGGACAAATCGCTGCAGTACCTGGACAGATTGTCGGTGGATTAGTTGATGGTGTTACTGGTAGAGGAAGAGGTGGTGATTCTGATGATGTTGTTAGAGCAGTTAAACAGTTACAAAGCGCACTTACTTCTCAAGGTATTAGGATTAAGTCTGGCGGAGATATGTTTGGCTAATATATAATATATGGTTTATATTTGTGCACAGCCTGCAACTTTTTATTACGCATGGCAAATAGACGCTATGCTATTATCTTTTTTTAAATGTGGAATTAATCTTAGTTCTGTTCAAATAATATCCAGTACATTTGGTAACCCAATAGATCCTTATTTTAAAAAGGTAGAAGGTAAATGGTCTAAACTAGGCGCTTTATTTTACTACTATAAAGGTAGAAGACCTACTAGTGATTATATTTCATCAATCAGACCTTATATTTTAAAAGAACATTGGAATCAATTTCCAAATTTAGAAAATGAGGTAATATTCTATCACGACTGTGATATAGCATTTTCAAAACAGATTTCAAATATATTCAATATGATAAATGATAATATTGTTTACTTGTCAGATACAGTATCTTATATTGGAGCAGATTATATTGAGGGAAAGGGATATGGTATTTTTGAAAAAATGTGTGATATTGTTGAAATTGATAAAGAACTTGTAAGATCTAATCAAGCTAACTCCGGAGGCGCTCAATATATTTTAAAACCAGGTATTACTTCTGAATTTTGGGATTCTATATATAAAGACTCAGAAAGATTATTCAAAGAAATTAATTTAGAAAATAGTAAAATTAAAGTAAAGAATCCAGAATATCATGAATTACAAA